ATTTGATAACCTGTTGTCCCGTCTCATCTTGCCAAAATAGGCTAACAGCGTCTTCGAGGTAGTGCCCCGCTTTCATAGCGAAGTTTTCCTGCTTCGGAGCATCAAGGCCTACCTTGCGCCTCCATAACTGATATGGGGTTTCCCACGGGTTGAGCCCGACGATAGTTGCCACTTCACTGCTACCTATTCCGCTCTCTCTGTATTTCAGCCACTCGGTTCTATCCTTTGGGCGAATGACGGTGTTACTCATTTTGTCTCCTCCTCTTTCTTTGTATTACCGCTTAGAATACGCTCAACGAAGGCTAACTTTACGCCATCGTCTAATAGTTTAGGTAATCGCTCGTCAGCATTCAATGCTTTTGCAATAGCTAATTCCAGATTGAACGCCTTACCCATAATTCCCATTGCTAAAGCTGTTTTGTTATCAGTCAAATCTTCTGTAGCTATCACGATAACACTACGCTTCTCGTTGTCTTTCTCTTGCCAAGTCTTTACTTGCTTTTCGATGATTTCGTTAATTTCCATAATTTCTATTGTTTTTTGGTTATTGTTTTCTTTTGTTCTTTCAGCTGTTCGCTGTTTTTAATCTCCCCTGTTTCGGGGTCTACACCTGCGGGCGCTTTGTCTGTTACCTCAACGGAGGTAGGTGTCGGTTCGCCTGTCGCCTGTGCAATGGCAGCAGCAGCCTTATCCTGTGCCGATTTAGCTGCTTTCTCACCATCCGCTTGTTTCTTGGCTTCGGCAGCAGGGCGCACGAACGTTTCTTGTACCGTTGTCGACCCCTCCTTAATCGCGTTGGCGGTAGCACGGAGTTCAAATACTTTTTCCTTGTCGATTTCCTCTATCTTACTGATGCCAAGGTAGTTGAAGAGCTGTTGTTCTGTAACACCGAGATTTCCGAAGTATTCGATAATAGCCTTGCGCCTCTTTTCAAGGTCTATATCCTGCCCGAGTGCAACCTTTTTCACATCATTGATAATACGCTTTGTTACCGCTTTCGGTATCACTGTTAATACGGCATTACGGAAAGCTATAGAGGAGGCAGCGTTGCCCGTTACTACCTGCATATCCTGCGAGTAGGTATAGCCTTTCTTTGTCATAATACTACGCTTCACCTCTTTACTTACCGCAAAGTTTGTTTCGAGGTCGTGGCAGATAGCCTGTGCGGTTATCATACGCCCGTCGTTACCAATAATGCGCGTCTGTACTCGGAGATTACCCCAAGCCCCAGCGATGATTTCCGCCATGCGAACGGATAGTCCCTCAATGATGGCATCCTGCCCGTTTGCGTCTTTTCTTTTAAGGCTGTAGAAACAGTCCTCCGCAGTCTCTCTGTCCATTGTAGCGTATGTCGCTATCTTATTCAGAACAGCATTTACATCTCGCGGGTACTGTTTCGCGGTGGCAATCTGAATGTCTACCTCCGCACGATCAATAGCAGTCAACATTTCTGCCTGCTTTACTTCGATGATTTCATTTTCCATAATTGTTTGGAATTATTTAATTTGTCCTCTATTTGCTTCGGACATTGCGTTTTCTTTTTTGATTGAGTACCGAGCAAACCTAACAGGCTTACCTGTAGCCTTACAGATACTCTCTTCCATTGTCTTTCTAATTTTCATACCCTCTTGTCGGAGGTCGCTTATTCGTGAAGCAAGGCGATAACAGCCATATTCTCTCAATGCTTCGAGAGCTGTTATTGAGCCACCATTCAACAGATGTTCGCGAATGAGCCGTTTGTGAGTGTTTGCCTGTTCCATTTTGTTTGTTATTTATGTGTTGCTATATAGGTTGCGGCGCGACTGTCTAATTCAGCGTTTGTTAGTACTTTTTCCTCGAGAAGCCATGCCTCCAACTCTGATTTTCTGAAATATAGCTTGCGGCTCTTCTTGTAGTGCGGTATCTGCCGTTCGCTCGTAAGCCTGTATAAATGCCCCTTGCTGAACCCCGTAAAAAGTACTGCTTCGTCAAGGTCGAGAATAGCCTTTGCATTTATCGCCGCGAACTTTTCAACTCTTCCAAGTTGATTACTCAAATCCTGTAATGTCAATGTCTGCTGTGTCATAGTCAAAACTCCTCATTAATTAATTTACCTAAGCATCTTGGTAGATAACCGAGGTTATACAACCATCTTCCAGCTAAAATGCATAGTGCGAGTACTACGAAAGCTAAAAATTTGATTATCATCCATTCCGTTAATGAAATTGGGTTGTGTGGGTCTTCATCACCTATAAAGAGTATAAAAGCGAAGAAACCTACTATGCAAAGTGATGATAACGCACACCATTGTACGCATTTCTTTATCGTTGTATTCATACAGTAACCTCCCTCCGTTTTAGTTTAGCTTCAACACGTTTGCGAATAACATAAATAGTGCCCTGACTATGTATGCCGTACTTCTTCATCAAGTGCTCCGTAACGAGTGTCTTGCTTTGTCCCTCAACGGACATCAGCGCGGTGTACTCATTGTAGATGGCCAAGTCGCGCTCCTCGCGTTCCTTTTGGCAATCAGTTTTGAAAATCTTTACTCTGTCCATTCCTTAACTTTTTAGTTTATTTATTTCCGATTTTAATTATTATTTCATATCTTTGTGCGGTTACTTTATCGTAACTAAGATGCAAATATAAGCAAGAAAAGTTGTTATAACAATAAGTGTAGCAAGATATATTATTATTTTTATAATTATTAACAATAATAATTGTTATTATGAAAAGGGCAGATAGACTTAGAAAAGCATTTGACTATGTTAAAAGTCGAGGGTATGTGCATACGCAAAAAGATTTATCTATACGTATGCAAGCAAGTGAGGGCAATGTATCAAAAGCATTGAAAGGGGAAGGGCAAATTCTTACAGATAGTTTTTTGCGTAGGTTCAATGCTGCTTTTGATAATATATTTAATTCAGATTGGCTGCTAACAGGCGAGGGCGAAATGTTAGAAGCTACCGAAGCAACAGCAGCAGATCAGCGAACGGTAATAGATGATATGGATAACACATACTCTATACCTCTATTGCCTGTATCTGCGCAAGGTGGTTCTCTAAATGATTTCGTGGTATCAGTTAAGGAGAGCGATTGCGAGAAGATAATCTCGCCAATTAAAGGGGCTGATTACGCGATGTCGGTAGCAGGTGATAGCATGGCACCTGAATACCCATCAGGCTCACAGATACTCATTAAACGCATTAATGAAAAGGCGTTCATTGATTGGGGGCGTGTGTATGTGTTGGATACTTGTAACGGAACGGTAATAAAGCAGTTGTTTCCGTCTAAAAAGCCCGAAATGTTGTTGTGTAAATCTATTAACCCGAAGTTTCCCCCGTTCGAGGTATCAATGACGGATGTGTATGGTGTGTATCGGGTATTAATGTGTATGAGTGTGAAATAGGAAATAGTGTTAAGATATATATAGTTATGAAGAAATTAACCTTATCCACAATAGTACTATTGACTATTCTACTGATAACAGGGTGCGGAGGCAAAGATATAGGTACAAAAACGAAATTAGAACGCTATACAGAGAAATTAATTCAGCTGTATCCAAATTTTGCAACTAATGAAATGGCGAAGAAGTCAATAAATGACTCAATAGCAGTAATGTCAAAGAACGCTATAGGGAAAGACGCCATATTGCTTGATAGTGTTGCTTTTAAATTTGATGGTCTTAGGGAGGGAAAATCTGGTAAATGTGCACTATTTGTAGCAGAGCCCTTTATGTTTATTGATAATCTGAATAAGAATAGTAATGACAAATCTATTGCTGTTACTATAAATATTTCAGCATTTGGTAGTGTTGATGATAATGTAGCATCAAAACTCGATGGGAATAAAAAGTATTTCATAAAGGGAAAAATACATTCAATAGATCTGAAAAATTTTTTGAATGTATATTATGTATCATCTTTTGATGCTTTAAATTTAGGTACGTACATATTAGATGATATGTCTATCTCTGAAATACCACAAGACTAATCTAAAAAAAACATGAATAATAGATTACAAGAAATAATCAGATACAAGACAGGCGGGCGGCAAACAGAATTCGCTGCTCTGTGTGGGTGGACACCGCAGTATCTTGCCAAGTTGTTAAGGGGTGAAAACTTCGGGTTGCAACCCGTATTAACAATCCTTACTATACTTCCCGAAATCAATGCCCGATGGCTTTTGCTCGGACAGGGTGAAATGCTCGAAATAGGCAAGCTGTTCAAGCTCCAACGGGAAGCGTTCGCCCATATCCAAGCAATCCTCGAAATAGAAAAATATATCCCATTCATGTCGCCCGATGAGCTATACGAATACGAACAAGCGATAACGGAAAACAGAAGTCCCGTTTTCAGCCCCGATACGCTTTCTTCTTGGAGGCAGAGAGCAAGTGAGCGGGAAAACGATTTGAACGTTAAATTCGCTAAGGCAAACGCTAAATCAGATGAGTTATGCAAACAATCGACAGCCAAAAAGTAGTTAAACGCTTTTTTCAAGCCCTGTATCATTTGAAATCAGAACATGTTATAAGAGGGAAGAAAACGTTTACAGAAAAATTTGGAATCAACCGTTGGAATATGAACACCCTCGAAAAAGATTTAACGAGGGATATTTTTCAGCCAGCTTGGTTGACATACCTTGTAGAGGAGTATAATGTATCGGCGGAATGGCTGCTTACTGGTAAAGGTGAGATAATATCATGTCAGTATAAAATTAAAGAGGAAGTTAAGTAGCTTCCTCTTTGTCTTTATCTTTATCATCTTTTGTCAGTATTGATGGTATAGCCGCGATTGCCGCTTGTTTATTCTTATCCAACACCTTTGTGTATATCTGTGTTGTCGAGATCTGACGGTGTCCGAGTAGCTTTGACACTGTGTATATGTCAGTCCCCAAATCCAACATCATTGTTGCAAAAGTATGACGGGCACAATGGAATGTAATATCCTTGTTAATGCCCGCCTTTGCAACCCATAGCTTTATAGCCGTATTGGTACAGGTGGGCGAATGAATATCTGTAAAAACATAATCGTCGGGCTTACCACGTTCTCCCATCAACTCTACAGCCTCTGCTGTTATATCGAGGTATTCTTGTCCTGCGGTTTTCTTCTGCCTAAATATAATGCGTGTAAACTCGCCTTGCTGATAAACATCACCCCAACGGAGACGCAGCACGTCACTACGCCTTAGCCCCGTGAGGCAAGAGAATAAAAAAGCAGCTTTGATTTGTGGGTAATTGCATTCTGTCTGCGCAAGTTTCTTCACCTCATCGATAGTGAGGTACATTCGCGTACCCTCCTCTGCCTTAAAGTTATCAATACCTCGCAAAGGGTTAATGCTAATTATACGATTATCGTATGCTTGATTTAAACACGCGCGTAACTTATTAAAATAGGAAAGTTTGCTATTACGCGCAAGCGGTTTATCCTTTATCCGCTTTCGGTAGTCATGTCCCCAAGCGCCGGCGTCATTTTCGAGGTAATCCTTGAAGCCCTGCACCCATTCGGGTGTTATTTCGGCAAAGGTAATGTCCTCCCGCTTCTCGTACTTCTTCAAATGCTGTAGGCACGAATACCAATTCCCCCAATTTCCACGACTTTCAGCCCCAAGCCGTTTCTCACATAGTGAACGGTAGTAATCGAAGAAACGGGTATTGGAGGCAAACTGTGATTGGAAACCATATTGTCCGTTACGGAGTTCCACGACACGCTTTGCTCGGATAGCGTCGGCGAGTAGGAGAGTTTGCTTGTTTTTCTCTTTATCCGCCCGTGTCCGTTCAGGAACAAGATACATTTTCAAATACTCATACGACCGCTTACCATTCAAGTAGATGTCGAGATACAGGCTTATCAGTCCCGATGATGTGCGTCTTTGACGCAAGCGAATAGGCTCTTTTGATTTTCCCATAAATTTTGTTGCTCATTTTGTTGCTTTATCATTTCAAGCAACAAAGTAACAACAAATAAGCGACAAATCGGGTATAAACCATGCAAAAATTTTGATTTATTTTTCGATGCTTGTTCCGCTGAAACTCCTTTTGTAATCTTACATTAGTTATA